CGGAGTGTGTAATCTTGACCCGCGACAAAGCGACATAACAATGACTAAAACTAATTATCGTAACACTGGTATGCTTGGAAAAGCACCAGCATTTGTCTCAGGTATACTCACTAGGCTTGTTCCAATCTTCCTAGTGTTTCACATCGGCTGCGTAATGCAAGCCCAATCCTCAGTCGGAGGCGCTAACGATCAAGTGTCGCTTCCACTGAGTGTCATTTTCAATAAGGAATTCTGGAGAGGTGTTTTCAACCCCCAGTCCCCTGTTAAGAACGATGCAATAACTGTCACGCTACAAGCTGTGCTGGCTAATCAGATACCGGATGTCTCACCTATTAAAGTGGTGGACGCTTTCCAGGGTCTTACTGCCGCTACGGCTGGTTTAGCAGTACAAATATTGTGGAATAATCTCCCTTTATGGATGAAGATTGTCCTCGCAATCGTCTTTGTAGGTTTTTCCATTTGGATTTGTTCATGGGTTTTGTATCTGTTGTTGATTGTCTTGAGGTGCGTGTACCGAGGTTCGCGCACTCTTGTAAGTTTCGTCTTCCGCTACTCTTGTTGTTTTGGATCCCTAATGAATGTTCGAGTTCGTCGGGTCCGCAACCGGGTTTCAAACGCGATAAAGATGCATAATCTCAAGAAATTAAAACTACGCAAACGTATAGATGAGGAGTCTCTACTTGCTGCTGACATTTACCACCCGGTTGATGTTAAGAACAAACGCGGCAAGGAAGCTGCCATGCCCGGTTCTCGGGTTTATGAAGCTGATGAGTATCCTGGCTTCCAAGGCGAATTTGTAGCTGGCGGCGAAATAATGGGCTATTTCTCACGTATTCATTACGAAGGAAAAGATTGCCTTTTAACCGCTGCTCACGTCCTGGAAAGCAATAAGCTGACCGATTTAGCTATCGCTAAAGGGCCTGTTATGTTCAGTCTATCTGACATCCGCCCTGTGCGTATAATTCTATACAGCCCTTCCGATGAATTGGACTACCTGATTATGGAAATGCCTACATCTGTATTTTCAAAGTTGGGTCTGAAAGTTGGGAAAATGTCCGGCAAAATTCGTAACACAATGCCCGTAAGCATCTATCGTCGAGTTGGTGACAAAGTAGGAGTAGCCTCTGGCACTCTTGTTCGTGACCGAAGAACTCCGTGGACGTTCAAGCACGGTTGTAGCACATCACCTGGTATATCCGGGGCTCCCGTCGTCGCGCATGGAATGAAAATTGTCGGCATCCATTTACAGTATGATCGCGATCTGCGCGTGAATATCGGAATGGTGCCTTCTCACTTATATAGTAAGTTGACCAAAGAGTCCGTTACAAATGAAGATGCCTACGCTGACGAAGATCTTCCAGTTACTGAAAAGAAATTGGATAGTCATGCAGAGGAATATAATCAAAAGTTGCAACGTGAGAATGAGGCAGACTATAACGCTACTCAAGCCGCATACTATGAAATGGTTAACAACGATCACGAGCCTTTAATGGCTACCGAAAAACCACAAAACTGGGCTGAGGCTATGGATTCTCTCGACGAATACCGCGAGAAGAAGAAAAACCCTCGACAAGCTAAGCAAAATGACACTGATACTGGAAAGTATGATACCAATTACTATATGGGATATGGTACAAAGGATGGGCAAGTGATCCAAAGAGATTATGACCCTCGTAGAAGAAATTCCGAGAGCCGCTCCCGGCGTAGACCAGAAACCAAATGGTTTTGTCCTTCTTGCTTAAACCTGGTTTGTGAGACCGACGATAAGACGAAACCGCTGAAAGATATTCGATTCTTTAAGGATTGTATCAATTGGCTATGCACGTCTTGTACTCGATACTACACAATCGGTAATCTCCGTTTAGATGACCCGCAAGATGATAGGGCCACATTAAATGTGAGAGAAACCGAAAATCTAAAAAAGATTTGTGACAGCCAAAATACTCCTCTTGGAACTTATGATCAGCATGAGCATGACTTAGCGCAAAGAGCGATGTTGAATGAGAGAGTTCAAACATTGTCATCTCCCCCAGCTGAAGATGATCTCCTAGAGCAAAGATTGGCAAGTCTTGCAGTACCCGTCGCTGCTCCTTCTAAGACCTCTATGCTCCGTGAGAGCCGATCCTTTCCTTCGGGTAAGTATGAAGATCGACTGGCTCCTATCACGATGTATAGAACAGGCAATTATCCTCCTATGAATATCATAAAGGAAACTTTTCTTAAACCAACAGTTCCATTAAATGACAGCGTGAGCAACTTGGCCACTTGGTTACACTTGAGGCCTGACCCCCCTGAAAACCCTCTTGGAGTCGCAAGACAACAAGATGCTGTTTTTGCGGAGGTAAACCGCCGTCTTAATGAAATTGAACAACAAATGCCACTTCACATGGCACCTACACGCCGCGCAGCAACTCGCACCAGTAGCCAGAGCAGTTCCGACTCAGTCGTTGAGCCTACCCCTGACACTCGTGCTGTAGAAGCGCAAATGGCTGAACTCCGGCAGAGCGCTACCGCCGCCCGAGCAGCAGCTAATACCGCCGCGCAAAGGTTAGCCAGAGCAACGCGTAACGTACGCGAAAGCGGAAGATTTCCAGATGCATGGCCGAAAGACACTTCTCCGGCATTGCCACGGAAACGCACCCGTAAGGCAAAAGTTATCAAGGAACAGGTTTTCCAGACGGCCCCCAAGCAACCGGGGGCGTTGACTGGAGTTGCTACTACCACTGGTCAAAACCAGAACCATGGTCCGACAACGTCCAAACGTGCGGGCACACAGAGTTCAGGTTTAACCCTGCAGCCACAAGAAAAGAGAGTCCTCTTTGGACAGCCTATAAAGAGCAATTCGGCACCATCTATGGTTGGCCAGATCGATCAGCAGAAGCAGAGAAGAAATCCTTCAAACTCCAAACTGACGCCTGGCTCCCAGGGATTACCCCAACAACAGAGACGAGAATCGCAATGATAACTGCAACGGTCGATGATTACACCCCTGCAGCTTGTTTCTATAATCCCGACTACCTCGTATCTCCAACTCAAACAAACCTCAAAACCGGCATCCGTGAGATGATCCAGCATGTACAACGCTTCACCCCTGACTCAAGTCCGGGTGTACCATATATGATGGTGGGATTATCTAACGCACAAGTCATTGATCGAATGGGTGAACAACTGGTTGATTTAGTTTATGAGCGGCTAAAAGCCCTAGAACTAACTTCCCGCACAGACCTACTCGATTGTACTCGTGAACAATTAGTAAAGTTTGGTTACATGGACCCTGTTCGTGTATTCGTGAAGGATGAACCTCACAAACTTGAAAAACTCACCGAGGGACGAGTGCGTATCATACACTCTGTCTCACTCGTTGATAAACTAGTAGAAATGTTGCTAATAAAGCATGCTACTAAACAAGAGATCCGTCATTGGAAATTGATACCCAGCAAACCTGGTATTGGCTTTGACGATGAATCTAATCTCGCTGTTTACAACGATGTGATGACAATGGACGAACCCCATGACTCAGACGTAAAAGGCTGGGACATGGGTGTCAAATTCTGGATGATGGAAGACGACGCGCATGTGACTATTAATTTGTGTCGCAACGCGGGTCTATGGTGGACCCAGATGCTTCTCAAGAAACAGCTTCTTGAAGCTTCTTCAATCTTCCAATTCTCTGATGGCACTATGGTTTATCCTAATTATCGTGGAATCGTGAATTCCGGAAAGTTTAAGACTTCGTACTCCAACTCAAAGATGAGAGTTCTGGTCAGTAAGCACATCGGAGCCAAGCAGGCTCGCGCCGCAGGCGACGATTGTGTCGAAAGCAAAGTGAATGATGCTATTGAGAAGTACAAGCTCTTGGGCATTAAGATAAAATCTTATCAGCCCATACATGATCGGTTTGAATTTTGTTCCCACATGTATACTCCTTCTGGTTCTTACGCTATCAATGATGAGAAGATGATTATGAACTTCCTCCACAATGACCTAAGTGTTCCTCTAAATTTTAGGATGTGGTTCGCAGGACTCTACGGAGAACTCGGATCTCGTCCTGATTGGGATATAATTGTTGAGCGCTTGCGCTCCATAGGGCTATTTGACCTGGAGGGGGGTCAAATATTAGAGTGAAAGATGCCACCAAGACGCAGAATACGCAGGAAAGTAGCTATGGCTTATGCTACTACCTCACGCGTAATACACCCGAAGCAGCGATTGATCGTCGTCAATCCTGCTCCGCAGAAAAGCCACAAACGACGAAATCGAAATAGGAAGAACAATAACAACCAAGTACAACCTCTTGGCTCTCTTCCGTCCATGATGAATAAAATGCAACTGGGGCGTCCTGGCAAGCCTGCCATGAACCCCAGTGTCCAATTCCGCGAAATAGCATCTCGTATGCCTGCTCGATTGAACTATGCAACTTCCAGCCCTTGGGCCGCTTGCCGGATGAATCCATTTGGCGCTCACGGTTCCATGGGCAAACCAGATGGAAAGTCTGATCGTTTTATGAAGTTTGACCACGTCTTCAAAGACGTCATAAACCTCACTACAGCCAATGGCTGTAAAATTCTCACTTTCCCTGGTTGTTTGCCTTTCACCGCAATTATAACTGGAAGAGGTGCAGCTGGGACAAGTGATATGGTGGTTAATGGTGTTACATACACCAATCCTGTCAATATCCCTCCCGGCCCCACTGGCTGGTTCCCTATAGGTGTCCCCAATGAATGGGCTACCACCTATCTTCTTCTAGCATCGTGGGGCGCTTCTACATCAACTAAGAACGATCCTTACAATTCCGCTAAAGCTCGAGTTACTTCTTATCAAAGAGTTATTCGCTTTACTGGAAATGTGACCAACGATGAAGGTGACGTCACAGTCACCCCTAATTCGTTAGGTTGGGGACGCGATACTTTGTTCGCAGATTCTGGTGTTGGCCTTGTCGCCGGCACCAATACTATTGGTTCTTACGACAATGCCGGCTTGTTGTCTCCTTACAAGGATCCATCAACTGCCTCTACCGGTAACACCAAAATCCCCATTCGTTCTTTGGATATCGGCACTGCCCTGGCTTCGCTTAGCGGAGTATCATTTAATAAAGACTCAGTCTCAAATCGACTTGATGTCCCTTTGGTACTCCACGGCAAACAAGTAGGTGTGGATCACAATTTCTACCCACTCGGAGATTCCGGTGACTTAGTCATAGGAAATCTCGCTGGCCCAGTGCCCACCGCAGGAAGACTTTTAGCTCCTGTTAACATAGATCCCAGACCAGGCCAGGCTTCTGCCGCCGCTTTCTGGTTGATCGATGAGTCTTGGCAAGGCGAATTGATAGAAATATCAAACGTCTCTGATGCGGGCTGTACGATGACAATCGAAACAGCCCTTTGCGTTGAGTATGAGTTACTTGCTACTAGCAATTTAGCTCCTGCTGCAATGCATGCAATCAAAGCCCGACCTTCAGTAATACAGAAGGTTCATGACCAAGTTAACAGTCTACCAGTAGCCATACCTGTGACTTTCTCCTAAATCGAAAACATCTTCTAACGCCCCTGGAGCTTTAGCCGGTTTCGGCCTCATAGCCGGAGCAGGTGCTCTAATCACTGCTGGAGTAGTAGCCTCCTTTCTTGGTCAACCCGAGATTGGAGCTCCTTTAATAGCAATGTCTGCGTTTTGAAACTACAACGCTTTAAGTAGCTTGATGTAGATAACAAATTTATAGAAGATTTGTCAAAGTTTTAACTTTTCTATGACACCCTGAGACAACAGGGTTAACAAACCCCATGCACCCAAGTGAAACACTTAGAGTTGTAAAGTATCCGAGATACG